TTGGTGTGGGGATCGCCCACCTTTTGCAGCGCCGCTGCCACCTCATCCAAGGCGACCGCGACGTTCTTCACATGGCCAGGCGTGCCCGGGTCGATATGCAGCACGTCCCGGAGGATATGGACCGCGGCCGGATCAGTATTCCACGCCGCGCCGTATAGCTTCTCCTGCAACGTGCTCAGTGCGTTGGTCATGGCCTCGGCCGGGACACCTGCCAGGCGCGCGGCGTTCTGCAGTTTGCTCAAGGCCTCCACCGGCAATTGCAGCCGGTGCGCCATGTTGACCATGCCCTGACCGAACGCTCCCCAATTGCGCGTCAGGGCGGCGACACCGGCAATGGTCAGCGGAGCGATGAGGGAAGCCAGGGAGCTCCCGGTCTGGTCGATGGCGCGGAACGTGTCCGTCGCGGAGCGGCCGAGGGATGACATGCCCTCGGTCAGTCTGCTGATCCCGGATACCTCTCCGAACTTGAGCAGTGCCTTGCCAGCTTTGTCCCCGCTGGCCGTGAGGGATTGGATGCCCTTGTTGACCTTCTCGATGACCGCGGTCGCGCCGCTGTCCGTCGCGGTGATCGAAATGCCGAAGCCGGCGCGTGCAGTGCTACCCGACATTCTCTGCCCTCCGCACCGCTGCGATCAGGCCCCGCCAGGCGATGAGCTCCGGCAAGGGCAGTGCGAGCGCCCACAAGAGGCCTTCCCCGTAGAACCGCCCGACCATGGCGGCGGCGGAGGCCAGCCCGTCATTGACGACTGCCAGGCGGAGGACCGGCATAGGCAGCAAGGCGAACGGGGTTCGAATCAGCGTGCGATACGAGCCCGTCGCCAGGCTTCCAAAGGGTCCGGCAACGGAGCTCCGGCGAAGCTGTCCAGGTAATCGGCCATCTGCGAAATCTGCCAGGCTGGCACGTGAACAAGCGCCTCATACGGCACCATTTCACTGACCGCGGCGATGAGCCGGATCGTGATGTCCAAGGCGCTCTGGCCAGGGAGCGCCGAGGCCTTCAAGACCTCCGCCGCGGTTGGCGCGCGGAGCGTGACGGTCTCATAGGTGGCGGAGCCGAACACAATCGGCGTGCGGAGAGTCCAAGTTACCGGCTCCGGCGGTGCCGCATAGGGCGGCGCGTCGGGAGCCGCCGGCTCCACGGTGGTCAACGTGTCGCTCATGCGACATTAAGCTCCTGCACTGTTCCCGCGGTGCCCTCAAAGCGGAAGTCAAACGTCGCATCCGCGCCGCTGACCGTTGGCCTGCCGACGAACCATAGATTGTGTCCGACCACTTGCTTGCCGTTGGCCAACTGCACGACGACCGTGGCACTGGTCAGGCCGACAAACCCGGTGACGTTCACGCTCTGCGCGTCGCGGAACTTGCCGGATATGTAGGGCGGGATCGGCGTCTCGCGGAAGCCGTCCACGCCGGAGAGCGAGGACAAGCTCTCCCGCTGCACCGCTCCCGGGTCCCATGCGAATTCGGTCACAGCGAACACGCTGCCATTTACCGCGAAGGATGTAATGCCCGCGACGCGCCGGTTGGTCGGCGTCGAGGGAGCAAGTGTGCCGCTCATTGGTTAGGCCCCCTTTACGTGGACTGCCGGAATTGGATCAGTGCCGCGATCTGGATGACCTGATCGCTAAAGTCGAACGGCAGGAACAGAAGCACCTGCCCCTTGCTCCCCGGCGTGGCGTAGCCGTTCTTCGCGTAGGTCTGAAGGTTCTGCACAATGAAGATGCTGGACAGGTAGGCGTAGTAGCTGACCGTCGCCTGAAAGATCATCGACGGCGTGACGGCCGGAGCTCCCATGGGGATCGGCGTGCCGTCCACGACCAGGATGCGGCCCGGCTCAATGAACTCGCTTTGCAGGCGCGCGGCCATGTAGCGCGCCGCATAGGATGCTTGGAAGAGCAGGTTCGTGTTGAGGTAGCTGTCATCCAACGAGCCAGCGGCGTTCTTCTGATACATCGTCACGGAGCGGTCGATGCGACTCTGCCCGGCGGCGTCCACGTAGAAGGTCGAGATACCGTCATAGAGCAGCGTGTTGCGGGAGCTCGGACTGTCCTGCGACTGCATGGGCGGTGCCAGGAGCCCGAGGGATTGCTCCGCCACACCTTGAGCGGGGTTAACCCTGATCCGCACCGCATGGCCACCGGCGAAGTCGGCGGCCGCCAGGTAAACCGGCGTCGGGGAGTCGTAGTAGCCGAGACAGGAGACGTGCTGCGAATTGCGCGAATTGCCGAACGTGGCGCGCGTCCCCACCGTTCCGCGGAACGCGGTGAAGGCGTGGCCGTAGAGCATCTGAATGGCGCTCCACCGGCCGGTCTGATCGGACAGCAGCGCCTCAATGGCGAGCATCGAAGTCGTGTCCGTGTAGGGCCACACGATGAAGTCGAATGTCGTGTTCCCGAGGTTGGCGAGCGCCGTTGTCATCGTCGGGTTGGTGGCGCCGGTCGTGCCTGCGGCAATCGTCACGGTGATGCCCTGCGGGAGCACTTCACCGTTCGGGACGCCGCGGTAGTTCACCCGCACGTCAATGTCGGCGGCCGCCTGGCCTTTGTGGTCTGCGGTCAGCGTGACCACGGAGCCGACCGGTGAGGCGGTGCACGGCACGTTGGCGATGTTCACAGCGGCCGTCACGGCGGTCGCAATGGCGGCAGAGGTGTCAGCGCTGTTGACGACCACGGGGATCGGCACGCCGTTGATGTAGAGCGACAGGACGCCGGTGGCGGAGGCCGCGCCGCCGATGGTGATGGTCTGCGTTCCGGCCACACCTGCCGGCGCGTCGACTACTGGTAGAATCCACACCTCGCCATAGGCGTCTTGCGCGCGGTAGGCGGCATACATCAACGCCAGCATGGAATTCGCACCGCACAGCGCGTTGACCTGATCCACGCTGTAAGCCAGCACCGGGACGTTCGGTGTGGCGTTGCCGCTGACCAGGATTTGCCCACAGATGAGCGCGCGAAGCTGCTGCGGTGCCGTGTTGGCCTGCGACGCGTCGAATTCAGCATAGACGCCACTCGGGCGCCAGGACGCCGCGGGGAAGTATTTGAACGCCAGAGCGCCGGACATGCTTGCGGTCCCCCTTATGCCTTCGTTGCCGCGCCGGATGCCGGCGGCCGCGGCGGCTCCGCCAGTTCAACGTCGCCCTGCGCCAAACGCTGCGTCCAGAACGGATCATTGTCGGGCACGTGGCGCCCGGCCTGCGGCATGATCTGGCCGCTCAACGGATCGCGCACGATGAGATAGCTCGGGTCCCCGGGCCCTCCCTTGAGAGAGTCCGGCCGCTTGGCGGGGACGACATACATGGGCAAGGCCTCCAACTCAGGGGATTGGCACCGGCAGGTCGATTTCTATGAGCGGTGCGCCAGGCTCTACGGTGATTTCCGCGTGGATGTTGGTCAGAGGATCGCCATACAAGCCCACGCCGTCCGCGTCGCTTATGACGTTGTCAATCTCGAAGTCGTATTGCCAGAAGAGGCGCGCCCGGTCGAAGTCGATCAAGTGCGCGCCGGAGTAGGAGAAGCCCTGCCTGGCAACGATGTCCTCCGGCAGATAGTTCAGCATGCCCCGGAACAATGCAGCGCGCATGTCGTCAACCTGATTGACACCCGAAAAGCCAGTGCGCCGGTCCGCGTCCCCGTTGAGCGTGTTGTCAAACTCCACGACCACGCCAACGTGCTCAGTGACCACCTGTTGCAGCCCCGGTTGCTGGTCATTCGGCGCCGGGTCGTCCGCCAGGCGAAGGACATAGGCGGCGGGAAGAAGCATGTTGACCGCGCTTTCTAGGCCGGTCGCGAAGTTGGCAGCGCCGGACACGCGGCCGCCGAGCTCCGGGACGTTGGCTTTGATCTGCGCGATGATCGTTTCGATGTTCATTTTTCGCGCTTGAAGGCAATGCCCTGCACTACGGCGTCACGCACGCGGGCGGTGATCGAATCGCCCTTCTGGTCCATGGCCGTTGTCAGGAACGGCCGCGGCTGCAACACCCGTCGTCCGACCACGGCGAGCAGGATACTCTTACCGCCCCGGCGTCGGCGCGTGTTGCGCGAGCCCTTCTTGCCTCCGCCGCCTTGTGCCCCGGTCTCCAGAAACCGCGTGTAGAACTGCGAATCCACGACACGCACGCCAAGGCCCTTGAGCGTCGTTTTGACGCGGATGCCGCTCGCCGCGGCACCTGTGCGGGAGGCTGGCGCCTGGCCTGGCAGGGACGCGCTGTAGCGGCCTCCGCCGGGCTTGTAGCCGGTGCGTCCACCGCCGGCCGACTTCCGGATCAATGACCGCGCCAGGGCGGCCACTTCGGAGCCGGCGGAGCGGAGAACCTTGCGGAGCTCCTTCTTGTCGAAGGCCAGCGTTGCAGCTGGAACGGCAATCTTGAGGCCCATGGCTCACTCCCGCTTTTCGAGCTCTACCTCAAGATCAATCCACCGAAGCGGAAACTCGCCATCCTCTTTCACGCGCCGCACCCGGAAAATCTCGGTCCGCACGGAGCCGTCTGGACGGCGGAGCTCGCGAATGATGACGTGGGTCGTGCCGATCCAATCCATCCAACGCAGCCGGACCTTGTGCGTGATCGGCGTATCCACCTGCACGCCGCTGTAGAACGTCAGCGCGCCCACCGGCTGAATGTCCGCCCATACCTCGGCCAGGCTGGTAAGGGACTCGGTGATCCCACCGGCCGGGCCCGCGGCCTGGCGCCGCTCCGCGATGGTAACAGGCCAGCGGAGCTTGCCGAGCTCAAAAGCGTTCGGCATTAGAACTCGCCCGCCTCCGCGGCCTCAACGCGCTTCTCCAAGTCCCGCAGGTAGGTGAACAGGTCGCGCATGACGTGCCGACCAACGATGCAGACGGCCGGCGCATTTTCCGCCGTCACGGCGGCCTCAAATTCATCCATGCCCCACGGCGGCCGAACGAAGCCTTCTGAGCTCATGGGTCAGAACCTCATCATGCCGGCGCCGATGTGCACCTTGCCGCCGTCATGCACGACGCCAGGGGGCTCCGGCTCCGGCGGCCCCTCCCACTCATCCTCGCGGTGTGACCACCGGGCGAAGCGCCGGATAGGCGGCCCAAATATGCGCGTGGAGCGGATTATCATGGTCAGCGTCGCGGGCTTGCCGTCCACCAGTAGCGGCATCAGTGGGCCCTCGATGAGCCATTGCTCGAGAAGGCCCTCGGGCCTCGCCTTGGCGACGACCGCGTGGCCGGGCGGTAGGAACGCCTTGACCCGTGCCGCCATTTCAGGCGCGACGTTGAGGATGCCCATGCGGACCTGGTTCGCCGTGTAGTGATCCAGGGTGCGGATCAAGGTCTCGAATATCATCGTGCCTCCAATCAGCAGAGGCCGGCGGGACGCGCGACTGTCCCGCCGGACCTCGCATCAACCTGACTTCTCCGGGGGAGGAAACCTCGGGAAACGCAGGCCGATTCTGTCACACCCAAGAGAGGCGGTAAGGATTGAGCAGCCACCGCATCGCGTCCGGCATTTCCACCTGAGCATCGCCGCGGTGCTCATAGAGGAATGACGTGCCCATGAGGATGGCGTTGAGGATCGGTTGCGGGATGCTGGCCTGGTCCGGATAGCCGGCGATGAACTCTATGGCCACGTGTTGCAGGTTGACGATGCGGAGCGGCCTGCCGTCGTCCAGCACGGACGCCTGGCCGAAGCGGATGCTTGCCGGCATGAGCGCCAGGTCCACTACGTA